CAGGTGCAGTAGGAAGTGTTAAAATAGTTAACGGCATTTTTATTTCATAACCATTGATAGGATAAACAGTTTCGGGAATTGTAATGGAATTTAAATTTGTAGTTGAACCAGTTGTAATCGCTGGAATTGTTCTACAACCAGAATGCATTTGATTACGAATCATATCTGCTTTTGCTTTATCTACATCATTTAAACTAACCACAGTTGCAGCACCAGTTATACTAAAGTTTCCTTTATATTCCCATACTGTTCCACTATATCTATACCATTGATTATTGTCTAATGTTTGAGCACACCAACCTATTACGGCACTTGGATATGTAGATGCCAAAGCAGCAAAATTTGCTACAGGTGTTTGCCATATGAGCTGTGTTGTGTTTGCTGAACTATTTGCTAGTGTGGCAGCGTTTTGAGCGTTTGCTATGGCTGTGTTTGTATTAGAAGTGGCCGTAATAGCTAATTGACGTGTAACTTCTGTCTCGGCAATCTTATTCGTCGCTTCTGCCAGTTTATTATTCACGTCAGAATTCCATCGAGCTGAGTCGTCGTTATATTGAGCTTGTATATCTATGATTTTAGCGTCCAGCTTAGGTATTACATAGACACTAAGCGTATCGCCATTATCTAGACTCTCTGTGACGTTGAATGTGAATTGGGCGGTACTAAGTTTTGTTCCAGCAGTACTGAAATCAACTTCGCCTTTCACAATACCGGTGACCGCGAGAGTGTTAGAGCTTAGAATACACTCCACTTTACCAGTTGTAGCGTTAATCACAGTGACACCGGTTAGACTGTCCTGAATGACAATGGTTCCGTCCGGTTTGTAGAACGACACGATTACTTCTTGGTTGGAGATGTCTACTGGCACACCGTTATTGGTTATGCGAAATTCAAGCACACTCGAGTTTATATCTCCCTGAACAAACTTGACATTAAATATACTTCTTTGTTTAAAGTCTAAATATACTACTTGTCTGTTCTCCAATGTTATCCCTCCTTAACCTTCTTCAGTTCGACTATCTCTTTCTGCAGCGATTCTATCATAACATCTTTCACGGCAATTCCTTTTGACATATGTTTTATTTGCTCTAATAGCATGTTAATGACTCTATTAGCATCTACTTCCATTTTGATTCTCCTTACGTAATCGAATTCAAATCGCTAACTAGTAAATTTAAAAAGGATGCGTATACTTGAGTACCACTACTGACTTGCGACATACTCATAGCTTGCATATCACTTATGGCTGTTCTGGCTTGGTTGAATATTGAGGCTGAGAACACCGTACCCTTGTATGCTTGAGTAAATGTGACTTCAGACAAACCCTTATATACCCTGACTAAGTTTATATTAGCAAGGAACGCATTCCACTCCACCGCTGTTAATGCGACAGGATTTAAATACGAAGGTGTGTGAGTCCAAGCGAACGTGGAAGGTCTTACCCTCGTATATGTTGGAGAATACGCCCAACCCCATGCCTCTCCTCCACTAGTCTGAATTAACCAAGGCTTGACATCTACGTATCTTGCCCTGAATTGAACCGTTTGTCCCTGAGTCATTGACTCTATGTCGTGATACTGCTCCGCACCAGCGTACAGGTCGGCTCCGCGCCAAATATTAGCATAAGGTCCGTAGTTAAGTTTTTTATCAAAGGCTAACGTCCCAATTTCATAGTCAATGGTGGCTGAGGTGTTGATGTACTGGGACAACTGACTGTCAATAGTATATATGCAACTCTCTGGGGCAGGGCAATTCTGTTCGGATAAATCGTCGGTAACTGTGATAAAGCGTATGATGTTCTCATAATAAAGAGGCATGTAACATCTTCCAGTAGAAAGGTTAGGGCTTATATATTCGCCCCACCACCAATCGCCCCAATTGTTATGAACGATCCAGTGTGTAATCCCATCAATCAGCTTCCATCCAATGATGCACATTACGTGAGAGGTCTTGGTTTCACCTATGACTATGTTTTGGTCGACATTAGCGGGAACTACGCCGTCACAACCGGCTCCACCTAGATCCTGAAAGTTATTCGCGACATATGTCGTCACTAATACTACGCCGTTGTCGATGATACTTTGCTTAAGACTCTCAATCTGGGTAGCGTTGATGATATTAATAAATTCGCCAGGATGAACTGGGTCAGGTCCTAAAGCTTCCATTACCGAATAGCTTGATATTTTGGCTTTGTACATCTCCCTATTGGCGTTGTTAGCCACAAGTGTCTCTGCGCCTATGATAGGGGTGCCGCCGTCAGTCCAGTCATAATACATATAAGTATCTGGATACGTCCATTCACCCCAACCATTATAACGATTCTCAGGTAAACTCTTATACAGGGGCACGCCATCATATTTAAGTCTATCGAGAGCATAGTTGACAATCATTCCGTCGTTAGGGTTATCCTCCTGGGTCGTCCTATTTCCGAATATCCAACCTATAGAATATCTATTTGTGTAACCGTACTGTCTATACTCATGAACTTCCTTCATTGTACATAGGGCGTTAGCTACGCAACTACCAGCTTCACTCTCCCAACCATGAATGTCTGGACCATTGCCTATACCCCATACCCACTGGTCTGTTACTTTGGGCCAAAAGGAGGGTATATATTCTGTGGGTGGCACTATAAACGCCTCCTCTTATCCAAATACTGCTATTACTCCGTTCGGAGCTGTGATAACCCCAGTAACAGTTAAGTCTCCGTGAATTGTGGTGGCTAAAGCATCGATGTCTACTTGTAAGGCGTCTATGGATAATAGGGAGCTACCATCACCACTAAGGCCCTGATAATACTTTATTGTGGCTGGGGCAGAATATCCAGCTACCACGGCACCAAATTGTAGACCATAGGAAGAACCATTGTTCCAGATATTAGAGGATACCTTCAGGGTGTCGTAAGCTTCGATCATAACGCCGTCGATTGTGCCGCCAGAAATAGTTGGACTCTCAATAGTAGTTTGTGTTATCTTAGTTGACGTAATATAACTAGGAAGAACCGGACTGATCCCATCGACCCCATCGACTCCATTAATACCATTTATCCCATCTACTCCATCGGCCCCTGTTAGATTTACTTGTGATTCAGGTGTAAGATTAGCCCATGATATTACGGCGTTGTCGCCCATAGTAACATTGGTGCCTACCACCAGCTCGTCGGTTTTAATCTTACTAGCCGAAATACTGTTCGCAGCTATAGCATCGCCGGCGATCCCAGCTCCAGTTATTGCCGTGGCGAAAGTTAAGCCGCCGTCTATGCTTACGCCAATTCCACCCGCAGTTATCTTAACTACATTATCGCCGCTTACTGCGTGAAATCCAGACGCATCCCAATAAAAATCTGAACTAACCGATATTTTGTTAGTGGCGGATATTAAAAAGTTAATTAATCCGTTCGTGATGTCCGTCGTGGGAACAGCAGCATTAGCAGTTGATTGGGCATTATCTGCTTGGGTTTGGGCTGCGTCTATAGCCGCCTTTCGTTGGTTCTCCAGCTCCGTCTGTAAATTTGCCTTGGCCGTACTATAAGCGGCAAAGTAGGCTTTAAAAATGACAGCATCAATATCAGATGTCCCAGTGATTGCTAAAATTGCCTCGAGATAAGTTGATAGGTTGTTATACTGTGCTACGTAAACTTGATATGCGGTAGCATCTCCCGCAGTGGGCCATAATTGTTGGGCTCTGATCGAATCCNTAACGGTAATAGTTCCGGTAATATTCAAGTCGTATGACATGTCTAGTTGGGGGATTAGTNAAGCTAGATAATCCAATATATTTTGTGACACATGGATAATCGGTAGAGTATACTTTGAGGCACTTGCGTCAAGAGCTAGTTTTTCGGCTTTTATACCGTCGTAAGTCACAGAGAGGCTTTGTTTTTCAAGAGGTGTGAATTTGTTATCGCTCGCCAAATCAAGGGTTTGTGCATGAGCATAGTTCCAATCCGTAGCGCCGTCTATTAAGTCATCTGCTATCGTCTCTCCCAGGTCTCCAACCATGATTTGATTAGCGCGAATGGTTACGAATTTCCCCAACAAGCCTGTAATGAAGCTACCTACTATTGATCCATCTTGGGTTATGGCTGTGGTATATGGGCCGTTAACCCCCATAGAACTATGTCCGAATCCACCAAGATTCCAACGCCACACGTCGAGTGCGGTCATGACGTCTGTCGTGTCCATGATAAGTATCTCATAAGGCTTTCCGGCCTCATCCGTACGTATTACTACGTTACCACCATTTGAACCTGTTATGAGGGCTGTGGCGTTCTCTATAGCGAGTTGATACGCGGATTTAACGTTAATAATATCTTGTTTTACTTTCTGAATGGAATTAGTAATACCTGTTGCAAGGTTGGGTTTAAAGCTTCCCAATTCAACACTTTCAATCCTATCGGTTATGATATTCTTGGTTATTTTAATAACCTTGACTTTTAGATTGAGGTTGAGTCTGGAGTGCTTAACGGTAACTGTATCGCCTAAACATACACTTTCGAGCACTGCGTAGTTTTTGTACTCTTCGGTCTTAGATAGCTCAACGAAATCAACTTTGTAATTGAATTGAGGAATATCTATTTTGGAGGTTTCCATGTACGCCAGAGCCGCAGTCCTGAGTTCATCCCAGGTGTCTATTTCACTAAAGTCAACCACTTTGATCCTTGGGTTGGGGTAATTACCAATATACGGACTGTCGATGTACTTTTCGTCAAGTGTTAAGCCGTCACTACCAATAGGCATTAAGCGTGTACAGATACCACTAGTATCTAACGTCTCCTCTATGCCCTGGATGTTCTTACCGTAAGCTATTAGGACTCCTCGATCAGACCCTCTAACCCCTAAATGTTTAATAAGGAAGTTGTCTCTGACCAGTTCTCCTCCGTACGTACTAAGCAGTCCTTCCGAACCCATGATAGCCTCGACTGGATTCTTACGAATGAAATATAAAGTGTTGACCCCACCAACGTCACTTATAGACGTAAAAGGGTGAGCATATTGGGTATTAGTTAGAATATGGTTTAGCGTAGCTTGTCCACTTAAATCAGTAGAAGTTACGTCTTCTAGTAGATTGTCAAGAAGATCATAAAATATATGACGAGCATTGACTCTGATGGAGGTTAACGTCTTTACTTTGTTGTATATGCGAAAGAGTTGTCCGTCAGCTTTTATGACGTTATCCTCTATGAGATACTCCCACTTACCACGTGCGTCTAAGGGGTGTTCGAGTTCGCACTCAAATATGCCATTAAGCTCTTCGGTGACCACGGATGATATGGAATCAGATAAGACCACTAGACCGTTGCTTGTAAATTCAGTGGCCTTGCTGTCATGTACAGAAATCATTACATCCACCGCCAATTAGGAGTTATTACAACTGAAGTAACTGTTCCCGTCCAACTAATAGAGTTTTGACCGACGACTAATTCGGGGAAATCACCCGACATGTCGTTGTTCTTAAGTACAGTATCCTTATAGCAGTCCATCAGATCACTATCTATCGTAACGTGACCCACAACGTTTGTGAGATGAATCACGTTACCGTTAATATCGAGATCGATGGTTCCGGTGCCATAGACTTTGAATATGGGTTTGCTTGTGCAGGTTCCTACGTTAATCAGAGCACTGGGGACAGTCAGTGTAATCTCCGAATTCTCGACCGACAAGGGAAACGGCTGACAATCAAATATGACAATGAATTTGTGCCACTGTCGCATAATTCGTTCGAATGGTATTTGATTGATTATACTAGCCTTGTATTTTCGGTCTGGTTGGTCGGAGAAAATAACATCTCCGGAGCCATCCAACCATGCTAAGACTTTATCAACCTCAGCAATATCTAAGAGTGTGCATTCACACGACTTAACCATACTACTATAAGTCCCAAAGTCCTCCGTTAAAAAACCATCTCTACCGGGTATAACTATCTTGTTAATGTCCCTATTGACCTTGATGATGGGCGGTAATGTATTCACCAAAATACCCATATCTTTACTTGAAATCCTGTTGTATATAAAATATGGCTCTTCGTGTAAATAGACCATTAGTTACCGCCCCTTCCGATTACTACTTGTTTACGATAGAACTCAAGTTCCTCCATGAGGGCCTTAGTGTCTTGTGCTCGGTTATTGATGAAGTTTTCAATTTTTAACACTAATCCACTAACATTTGACTCAGGAGTACTATTCGTAACCGTGGTATTACTTCCATTTTGATTAGCATTCATTCTGCGGTTAGCGTCTAGATTTGAAATACTCGCAGTCTTACTTGTAATGCTACCAACATTGATCGATTGACTCTTGTTGAAAGCAGAACTAAGCCCTGAACTAACATCCGTCAAATCCAAGACAGGTCTAATGGTCGGCTGTATGTCCATGTCACTATTTATGATATCTGCGATACCTGCTACAGCTCCTGTGAGGGCCGATACAGCCCGTTTACCCACGTTGACGGCCTCTACACTAGCTACGTCCGAATAAGCCTTTAAACCGCCAGCAAACCCTAGAGCTGAGTACATACCCACTTCTTCAAATGCTTTAGACGGCGATTTAATACCTAAAGCGCTTTTGGCAGAGTTCAATGCCTGTAAGGCAGTCCTTGCTACTTCTTGTGCTAGGGCCGCGGACTTACTGTTTATGCCGTTAATCATGCCTTGTATAATGTTTATACCGACGCCAGCCCAATCAGGCGCGGACATTACCGTTTGAATGCCGCTTGCAAGGGTCGTAAATTCGGTTTCAACATTGACTCGTAACTCAGTAACGGTCGTTGCAATGTCAGTGGACATAGCCTTGAATTCGGTTTGAGATGCAGTTCTTAATGTTCCGAGTTTGGTCGACCATTCCGAATTCAAGGCTGATAATTGTACATCCGCGTCAGCATTTAAAGCTACCATTTGGTCGTTCCACATAGTCCTATAGCTAGTTAATTCTTTTGATGCTTCTTTCTTTAACGTGGATATTTGACTTACGGTGCTCGAACGCATATCTTTGAGTTCGGCCACGGCTTGGGTTTTTGCATCTTGGTGTTTGTTTTGCCATAAGGATACGTACGTAGTCAGTTCTGACGCACTTAGGGTGTTTAACGCTGCAATTTGAGCTGAAGCAGAAGGACCCATCGCTTTGAGTTCGTCAATTAAGTCGGAACTAATTCCCTTTCTGGATAAATCGGTAAGACTTTGTCTCCACTCATTTAAATCAGCAGCTTGAGACTGCAAGTTTTTGATTAGAGACACTCCACTAACTCGTTTTTTGGAAGCAACCTTATCAAATAAACCGTACGTGCCGTATATTGTTTTACTGCGAGAGTCAAGAGCATCTTCGTACTCTTTGTTCACGCTTGCAATATCAGCTATTAACTTTTCGTTAGTGGATTGGGTTTTAGCATAATACTCATCTTCAAGACGCATACGTTCATCATTTATACTTGTCTCAAGATCCAGACTACGTTGCGAATATGATTCATTAAGGTCATTTATGTTTTGTTCAATTCGATAAACTTCTTTGTCCGCTCGTATCCGTTCATCGGACCCATTGGCATGTTTTTTTTGAAGTCTTTGCCACGCATAAAGTTCGTCTTCTAAACCCAACTTGTTATAATACTTATACTCGTCAATCGTTTTGACGCCCACATCAAAATCATCTTTTCGGATTTGGTCCTTAATTCTATAAACTTCTTTGTCCGCTCGTATCCGTTCATCTGTACCGTCTAAATATTTTTTCTGGGCAGCTTCCCACGTCGCAAGTTCGTCAGCCACACTTAACTTTTTATAGTATTTTAGATCATCCATGTTTTTAACCATTGCGTTAAACTCAGCACTGACCATTTCTTTTCGCAGTCTATAGACTTCTCTGTCTGCTTTTTTCCGTTCCTCCGATCCTTCTGAATATGTTTTCTGAATCTTTTGCCAAGCAGCGAGCTCCTCTTGTAAGCTTAAAGTGTTGTAATACTTATGCTCATCGATCCATTCAATTGACTTATCGAAGTTGGATTGACCTTGGGCTTGTTTCGTTTTACCGATAGCTTGTTCTTTTTTAGCCATATCTTTTTGACTAGCATACACATCATTTTGACTTCGATAGGCTTCGTGTTCGGCTTTTATGCGTGCGTCCGTAGCGTTATCATATACTGCTTTAGACATAGCATCTCCAGCACCAACTGCTTCCGAGGTGCTGGCTTTTAGTCCGTTAGCCATACCTACGCCAACCATTTGTCCTACTTCTTTGTCGAAATATTTAGACGGCGAACGAATACCTAAAGCGTTCTTAGCCGCTTGCAGTACAGTGGCACCCATATTTGCAGCGAAAGAAGCAGCGTCAGAAATCTTATCTCTCATCCCTTTAATGAATCCGCCGATCAAATTTCCGCCAGCCTCTATGAATTTATCAATTGCTCCGCCAATAGCGCCAATAATAGCATCAACAAGATTACCTACAGCACTAGTTATTTCCGCGCCGTTAGTTCTGATTGCGTCGGCTAATCCGTTGATAAAACTAATAATAACTTCGAAGGCTGCTTGAATCACCGCCGGGAGTTTATCAGCCACACCTTTTAAGAATTCTATGATTATTAGAGTTCCAACCACCAATATCTTACCGATATTGTCTAGAATGCCCTTAAGTAGACCCATAACCAACTTCATGCCCGCATCCACTATCATGGGTATAGACTTAACGAGAAAATCTAATACTGATTTTAGAACGACCGATAGTCCCTCTAATAGTTTAGGTATTATTCGTATGAGCCCGTCTACAAGGGCTGAAACTACAATTACCAATGCGTCGACAAATGCTGGTGCTGTAGCCGCTAAGACTTCACATAGAGTCACAAGCGTCACGCGTAACTGGGAAAGAAGCATAGGTAGTAATCCAACGATACTTGTGATGAATAGTGCAATTGCTCCACCACTAGCAGTTAAAGCTACACTGAGAGCTGTCAACGCTACCGAAAATAAGGTTAATCCAGCCCCGACGGCCAGACACCCAATGCCTAAAAGTAGTACTGCTGCGCCAAGTGCTAGTAACACGGGAACTAACGGCGCTAAAATAAGAGCGGATAATCCTAGTACCGCAAATACGCCCACTAAAGCAATCAGACTTTTACCAATTTGAGCTAAGGACATTGCTCCTAATGTTTGCATGACTGTCGCTAAGACGGTAAGGGCCCCTGAAATAATTAACAATGCTGCAGCGCCTGCTAAGGACGTTGTCATTAAGGCCATTGTCGCCGCGATGATAATTAACGCACCACCCAATACAGTAAGACCTCTGGCGATCTCGTCCCACGTCATACCACCCATAGTTTGTAATGCTCTTGATAGAATAACCAAGGCAGCCGCGATGGCTATAAGCCCAACGCCTGTGAATACCATTCCTTTAGGCATTAATCTAACGGCAATAGTTACTGCAGCCAATGCTCCCGCCATTGCAAGTAGACCTTTTTGGAGTTGTTCAACGGACATATTTCCAAGAACGCCAATGGCTTGGGCAAATATAAGCATTGCTTGTCCCAGAATCAGTAACCCAAGGGCTGTAGCGATTACGTTCTTAGCGTTGCCTGTAAGCTTAGTAAATATAGCAAGTTCAAGAAGAACTGTAACAACTGCACCTAAACCCTTGATTAATGTATTAACGTCTAATGCTGCAAATGCTGTTACGGCAGTTGCTAACATAATTATAGCCTGAGCCAGAGCAATAAGTCCGAGGCTGCTACTTAGACCCATACCTTTACCGCTTGTCAACTTCATAAATATACCTAACTCAAGAACCAGCACACCAACTGAGCCTAAACCTTTAGCTAGAGACTTCATATCAATAGCTCCTAATTTTATAACTGCGTCAGCAAGCATGTTTAACGCAACCGCAAATAATATAAGACCTACACTACTGGATACCATTTTAGACGACGCTTTTGAAAGCCCTGCTGAGGTGGCGACTAATATTACACAAAGCGCAGCTATAGCGGTAAGACCTTTGGCTATTTCTTCCCAATTGAGTTTTGCTAATTTTCCCATAGCGACAGCTAGAATAAGAATGGCGATGCCTAGTCCTTGCATGGCTGCGATTAGCTTGAACGTAGCGATTATACCAGGTCCTCCAGCAATTTTGCCAAGCAGACCCATAGCCACGAATAGCTCAGTCAGTAAAGTACCTATGGCTACCAATGAAGAAGTTAGTTTTTCCGAATCGATTAACGAAATAGCAACTAAAGCCGCAGCCAAAATAGCAATAGAAATCGCGATACTCTTTATTATTTTTGCTTGTAACTCTTGCTGCCACAATCTAAGACTGGCTCTGACTCCGTTAAAGACTCCGGTAATGTTTTGTAAGAAGCCACCCTTGGTTGCTATGTTCGTTATGGAATATATATACTTGTTTAGTCCGATTAGTATGCCTGCAAACAAGGTTCCGTTTATCATGTCAAATATAGCTTTAAAGTTACCGGCTTTGAGGGTGTTTAGTATGATGTCTCCGAACTGATTAAGTGCTTCACCGGCAATAGTGGCAAGCTTACCAAACACGGGGAACATAGTTTTAAACGCCGTAACTAGTTTAGATAGGGCTTGATGTAATAAGTCAAGTACTTTGTTTAATCCAGCAAACCTAGCGGACACTCTACCTGTAAACTTATCTCCGTCACCGGCATCGTTGTTCCATAGAGCTTTGAATGCCTCTGTCAAGGCCGTCAGTGCGTCAGCAATAAAGTTAGCGACCGGGGTTATAACTGATGCTAGAAAAGTAATCGCTTCGTTAAATATAGTAGAAGACTTTACTGATTGGTCTACTGCTACAAGGAATCGACCAATGGCAGCTGTTATATACAGTAGTCTATCTGCTATTGGTAGTAAAGGGGCTGCCATGTAAGCTACAGCTTTGCCGAATGCAAGGAGGATTAGTAAACCCGTATTTAGTACGGCGAATACTCCCTTGAATGTGTCTTTAATATTGGAGGCTTGTGTGTCTCCCATTTTGAATTTATCGGTTAGATCCTTGAGTCCGCCCGTAAAGAATAACAGTTGAGTGACAGTTGCTGCTGGAAAGATCTCTTGAAAAGCATCTTTGATGGGTTTTAAAATGCTATATAAGCCTTTAGTGACATTGTGTACTGACTGAAGTACATTTACTAATGGTCCAAAATTTTTGATATCTAATTTATCAATGATCCCTTTGCTTAATCCAGTAGTAACGGTATTAAATACACCAATCAACGGTTTAAGAGCCGTATGTACATTATTGATAACCGGTCGTAACGCGTTTAAAATGTCACGTAGATTATCGAATGCCACAGCGGCTACGTCTGCGCCTATACGACCCAAAGCCGATTTTACATTAGCTAGTGCTCCGGTAAATAGTTTATTAGCATCTTTAGCATGTGCCCCAAAAGCATCGTCCATAGCATCTGAGAATATTTTGAAACTGATCTTACCATCGCTCACCATCTCCCGAACTTCAGCTTCAGTTTTATTTAAAGCTTTAGCCAGAGTTGCTGCCGCATTAACCCCGCTACTCGATAGTTGTAAAAGATCGTTACCCATTAGTCGCCCATTACCAGCGACCCCTACAAAGATTCGACCTATATCAGAATATTCCCTACCAGTCATTGCCGCGACACCTGAAACAGCTCTCAAGGACGAGTACATTGCGTCTCCGGCTCTCATGCCGGATGCTCCGAGCTGAGAAGCTACCATCGCAGCGTCGGCAAGACCATACGCAGTCCCGCTTACTGCATCATTTGCATTTTTCATCGTGGCTTCTATATCCATACCAAGACCTTCGAATTGGAACTTAGCTTGGGCTATAGCCAGTGCTCTCTTTTTACCACCTTCAATGAGGGGTCCAGTTATAGCGCCCGCTAATTTTCCGCTCATATCGATAGCGGCATTAGTAAGATTGTGAATCACAGTCATACCGGCAATACCCATAGTCGAGAACCTATCGACGAGCTGTTGCACTCCTGCGCCTATTCCCGCTAAAGAGAAATTATCACCAGTGATTTGAAGGCCTTGTAGTGCTTTAGTTGCGGCGTCTAAATTAAGTCCTTTTTTTAGACCCTCAATTGCCTGCATACTATCTTGTACATTAGCTTGAAAATGTTCATTTTTAAACTGCATTTCTATAATGCGAGTATCAACAGCGTTCATTTTTGGGTTACCTCCTTCCATGCTTCATCTGCAAAGCCATCAAACACAGATTGAATTGCCGGATTTATATAGTCTCGTCCTTGTACGTAACTTCCGTTTTTAGTACCATGCCCGTATTGTAAAAGTATGGCAATAAGGACTCCGTCCACAGCATTCGAGTTGGTCCAATATATTTTCAAAGTACCTTTGGATATCTTTATCTGATAATCCCAGCACTGACTTGTCAAACCAGTATCAACAGGGGTGGCCGAAGCAAGAGCTAAAACACCCATTTGTCCGTACTTTTTTAGTATATCTAAGTAGTCAAGTCTTTCGGCTATTTTAAGAAATCTGTCAGTATTCTTAAAGTCTCCGCTTTGTTTGAACGTAATCATGTAGCTCACCTCTCACTTCAGTTATCCCGTTGATTATCCCTTAGTGTTCATTGATTTTCGACGTGATTCATTAAGGGTTTTGTTTCTACTGATGAGTTCTTTTTTACTCATCTTACCGGCAGGTTGATTCTTTATATTACAAACATTAATTAAAGTTAATAATCGGTTAAGATGCCACTTTTGACATTCAAAAGGAATGGTCATGGATATCATCCAGTAGTATATGATTTCGGCCGTAATTATCTCTCGATTAAGTGTCTTCTTTTCGTTGGAGAATATGGTTGCAGTCATCGGGGTTTCTATGTATTGACTGACTTGGGCAACGTTCTGATCGGTAATATAGGCATAGACGCTAGGGTCAACATTTTGGGTCAGAGTCATACACCTGACATAATCGGTTGATTCTTCGAACGTTTTTGACTCTTTGGATAAGAACGGTTTACACCACTTCGACTCCCATTTTGAAAGTGAGACCAAGGAATGTTCCAGCTGCAATACTTGTTCTTTTGTTGTGATGAACTCGTCGTTAATCTCGTCGTATTGTTCGACAGCAGGTATTATAAGCTTTAACATTCCTGGTCCTCCTATTCTATACTGTTAATTTTGGCTGTGCGATTGTGGGAGTAATCCCGTTAACAAAAGCTGCGGCAGAGTCGGCATTCGTAGCCAGCTCCATAAATAGAACACTATATGCTTCAGTCTGGGCGAAAGAATCACTGATCTCTTGACTTTTCTTAAACCGCTTCCCATCAACAGACTTCTCACCATAGGCCTTGAGGATTAGATCTTTGAAGATCTCGATAACCCGTTTAGTATCCTCTGCGGCGATAATACTTTCGATAGTCTTCACTAAACCACCATTGTGGGACATCTCCATCTCTGTTAGTTCGGCTTTATTAAGATTGAAGTAGAAATCCTCAGTTCTTGTGTTCCCATCATAATCTTCATAGGTAATTTTCTTCTTTAACATGGTATCATGGTCCCCTTTCAAATTAAAAAGAGGGCCCTCATGTTACAGAGAGCCCAAGTAGGAGGGCTAATTAATAGGCCGTCCCAAGAGAAATACGGCGCCAGTTTTTGCCGGATGTAGTATTATCGGCCACAAGTTTGTATAGGTAGGTAGCGTCCGCCATTCCTTGACCAGCAACACCAACCGTACCGTCTATTCCACCTGTTAGTAAAAGGGCACCGGCTGTGAAAGCTCCATTAGTCATGGTTTCGCCAATAATAATAGCGTTACCAATAACGCCTGCGACGTCCGCAGTTAAATCCACCGTGTCTCCAGCGCCATCAACAGCACCTACTCCTTGGGTATCAGATGCGGTAATGGCTGCGACAAGAGCCGTTATTGCATTAGCGGCTATGCAATCTGCTCCTGATCCTAGAGTAACAGCACCAAAGACATTTGTCACGGCATTAAATGTTTCAGTAGTAGCAATAGTGTCTCCGGCGACACCGCCTACTAATGCAGTGATGGCACAATCGTTTACTACGAATACCCCAGCGGTTACCAATGGGTGTGGAGGGTTAAATGCGTCAGTTCCGTTTATAGCGGCAACGATCGCGATTTTAGCACTTGGTAAATCTGTACCAATATTGATTTCTCCATCCACAGCGGCAGTACCATCAGCAACAAAAGTATACACCTTTGTCCCGATGGTCATCGTATCGGTAACCGTCGGTTGTGTATCCACGGTTAATACTATAGATGATTTAGTTGTTGACGCTGTGATATTAACCGGAATATTTGTTGGAGTAGTTTTAGTCTGGGCGGTATCGGCTAAGAATTCATAAACGTCAACGCCTGCAATGGCGGGATTATTAATCGTTACCGTTTCACCATCAATAACAACGCCTGTTACCGCCAGGGTTTTTGCCGCGTTCGCTGCATTCACAGGAGTGCCCGAAGTGGTATATCCACTATTTATAGCAGTGATCATTTCTTGAATTTTGGCACCAAAACCCTCAGGCGAGTTCATATTAAGATGGGTGATATGCCGAATTTGAGAAGCGGTTAAATTTTCCATTATTTCCATCCTTTCTAAATAAAAGAGGGCTCTCATATTTCAGAGAACCCAGTTGAGGAGGCGTTTAGACTGTGTTATTAGCACAGGACCAATTAATTAAGCAGTCGTGAATTTCTTGACCACAGGAGCGAGTGTTTGACCATAGATATCGGTCGCCAAACTAATCACAACAAGATAAGACGTAGCCGCTGTAAGGTTGACTGTTGGATCGATAGTGAGTACTTTTCCAGCAACGTCCCAAGTCTTCGTTGCTGCTACGAGCACTCCAGCTTGTGAGGTTAGAACGATTGACGAAGCGGCTATTTTGTTATTGAACGTGAGAACAACGTCCGCAGAAACAACAACCGCTGTAGCTGCGTCAGCAGGAACAATAGTCAACGCTAGTGTTGTTGGTGCTTCAGATCCAAATATAGCTGCGATTTCATCTGGGAATGGAAGACGTGGATCGACGCCAACACTACCATAAATAATTGACTCAAGTGTGGCAAGTTTGGTCGAGTCCACTTTTGTGGAGTCAATTGTTAAGGATGCCGTTGGTCTTTTCCCAGTAACTTCTACCGGAGTCGTAGTTACTGCCCATGAAAACGTGATGGCTTCAGGAGCATCGTTAACTGTAGCATAGCCCTTCTCCGAAGGAGCTGCCATAGCACCATAAATCAAATGTAACTTATAACCGTGTTCGCTACCGGCAGTATCATTGCCGAGTTCAGTTCGATAACTGAGACCAAATCCTTTTCGGAGCTGCTGATTAACCATTACCCCAACTGATAGTTCTGCTGATCCATCACAAATCGCAAACTCGTCAGGATATGTGTAGGCTTCTACCGTGGCCCCAAATTCCTCGGCGGACATCAGATTAAGATACTTGATGTTATCGGCATAAATAGGAGTCGGTTCTGCCCCAGAAGGACTTTCGGTAACAGCCGTTAGACCGTTCCAAACGACGCCTAGCGGATAAACGCCATTTGTATCCTGGGGGTAGAGAACCCCATTACTCACACCAGTTTCATAGAACTTTTTACCAACTTCATCCCAAATAAGTTTAGCCATGTTGTCGTTCCTCCTTTAATAATATAATGTGTACACGTCGTGGTTTAGATTGTCTTTCTTGAAATGGGTACTGAATGAGCATAGCGGTAGAAGCATGACCTTATCTGGGATTAGACTATCAGGATTCTTGTCAATGACCGTTACCTGATACCTTTTTTTGTGGTTGTATAGGACGCCATCCGCAAACTTGGCGGATACAGAGTCGCGTCTGTATACAATACAAGGATACTGCATGACTACCGACGGGGGAGGCTGATAATATACATGCATGTTACCAAGTACAGCTTCAAGGATTACCTGAAGGTCAACTCGTTGTCCCATTGGTGTATACACCTCCCACCGAAAGTATAAGTCGTGGTCTTTGGACTTCCACGTTAGTTATTTTCCATTTAGCCCCCATCCATTCGACGTATCGCATAGCATGAAAGTTCAGATTAGCAAACGGGTCGGAAATAATGCTAATCGTGTTATTAATCACAAGGTCGTCATTAAGATTCTCTCCCGATTGCCACTTCCTGGTGTTTCGAATGACATCTCCAGAGTAGTTATACTCAATATTAGTCTCTTCCCAAACACCAGGCATAGTTTCACTGGTTACCGCGTATCCGATTTTCCCGTAAAACTTTCCCATTTTGAATCTCCTTTGGTTCGAAGTACGGCTTGTCTTTTGTATCATAGCATTCGGAACTATTGGGACAAGCCATCGAATGCTTATGTTGACATTCAGTACAAGTTCTTCCAAGTTTCCGTCTGTTCCAAAACAAAAGACTCACCTCCTCTTATGGATTATCCGATTGCTCCAGCTCTTTCGATAACAATAGCCGATTTAGGCTTAGTTAACGCACCGGAGACGCGAGTCTCAATCAGGTATTTGTATTGGTTGTAGTCAATGTCGAAATCATCGAACATTGCAACTTGACCGCCCTTATCGGCGCCAATCGTGTAGTCTTTCAGGTTAACGATAATACCGAGAATGTTATTGGACTGGGTCTCTGTTGCTGCACGGACAGCTGAATTCATTGGCTCGACTTCAACGATCTTGCTGACGCGAAGAACCGATGCCAGTTCGGATACATTATTATAAAGGCGACGACCCAACGTATCCTTAACTAAAAGCATATCCGTCAGGAAGTCTGTAGAGGTATAAAGAGTCGGCGAACCAGAACCTTTATAGTTCTTGCGTGAGCGAATGAGTTCGTCGATCATCTCGTCAGGAGTCGTTGCGATCGGCATGATGGACCGATGGATGTACATGCTGGTGTCGTCCGTAGCGATCGGACGAATGTTCAGTTCATTAATTTTGTCTTCGTCTGCCGCAGATCGTCCATCGCCAACGAGAATAACACGGGCAAGTTCTTCATTCAACATTCCGCGCATTTCATTCTTAAGCCATACTACGACATCAAAGTCTGTAATATCAACCATGTCATCGCGATCCAACTTTTGTTTCTTATAGATGGTTGTGGGTGTAGTTACGCGCTTAAGCAGCGGAATGATCTCGTCTTTCTTAAGTGTACCAGTTACATAACCTTTAGCACGAGCATCATCAGCAGTAATGTTGGCCACAGTGGTCTTAATTCGGGCAAATGGAGTATGAGTTGCTTCTGCAAGAACGATGCTAACCCAGGTGTCCTCTCGCTTAAGAGTTTCGGGACCATTGACATTGGTTGACACAGCATCCGGGAACAGTACATCGATTGGGTCAAAGCCATATTCGGTAGCATGGAAAATAAAGCTATCCTTCAAAGAACCGAAACGTTTAGCATCAGTAACGATTTCGCTCATTTGATCGTGAGTGAGAGTGTTTGCGGAATTACCCTGTTCGGCTGTGTTATCAAATACGTTGTTTTTCATATTTACATCTCCTTCATCATTACCATGATCGAGGTTTTCCCCGTCAACTGCATGGGCAATCATTGCATAGACCACATTTTTCTGTTCTTCGGTGAGCGTATCAAATACCTCAGCGATGGTTTTCTCTCCGGAGTCCTCAGAGTCGTTGTGTTGGACATCATCTTCCCCGGCGTCCTCATCCTCGCCCTCAATAGCCTTAGCGATAAGGGCATAAACTACATTTTTCTGTTCCTCAGTGAAGGTGTCAAATACATCACCTAATGTTTTTTCGTCGGCAGTTGCCTTATCGTCGCCAGCAGCATGCATCATTCTTTGCTCATCAGAATTAATGTCAGACATCATTCGAGACACCATTTCTGGTGGCATTTCAGACGTCATTTTTAAAATCATTTCTGGTGTCATTTCAGACATCATACGAGACATCATTCGCATCATCGTTTCCGGTTTCGTTTTCATCATCATTTCTGGCGTCATTTCTGATCCACCATCAGCATGCTCAAACTCAAGACCCGTATAGATAATAGCCTCGGTTTCGTCATCGACAAAGGAACCATCGCCATGGGCAAAGCTCAGATTATCAATCAAAGCACCGGGATTAGCTCCTGCAAGAACGAGACTAACTTCTCGAATCATGCCATGAAGCACATCCGCACCCTTTTGTTTTAATTGATTGGCATGGATGGATAGGGCTGAAATATCCTTATGGTCAACTAGTGCTTTTGCATTTTGTCCTGCTTCAGTGTCATTAAACACCGCATAGCAATAGACTCCGTCTTCACGATTCTCGAGAATAGCGTGACCGAGGATATTTGCAGGTTCATTGTGAAGATGCTGCCATACTAAGGGTACTGTTTTACCACTTTGATGCTTAAATGCGTCCTTAATAATTATGCGGCCATCGGCACATCTAAGACCGTTTTTAGTGGCATATCCACTAAAGTCAAATTTGGTATTCGGCATATTACTGTTCCTCCCCATTTTGATTCGCATTGGTGGCCGCGTTAATAAAGCTTTGACCACTTGCTAAAGATTTGTCCGCTATGTTCTTATTAATTAGGGCATCCGATTTTGGATTAGGATCGGGTTTGTATCCGAGTATGGCTCGGAAATCATTCGACGATAGGATCTCATTCCTAGTAAACTTATCAGCGATCTCCGCCAATTGAGTAGCCGGAACAAGGCTAAATGTGTCTTTGAAGTACATAATGGATTGTTTCTGGGTTCGTGCGGTTTTAGTCAAGAATTTTCTCTTAAACTCGTCTATTATCGCATTCAGAAGTGGCGCCACAGTTCTATTATTATAATTCAACATAGTCTTCTCATCGGCTTTACCAGAGAACACATCTTCAGTTAATCCTAACTGGCTATACAGCATACTCGTTAGGTACTGAACTTGGTCCATAAGGGTATTCTCGACGGGACGATTAAGTTGTGTAACACGCTCGGTACCATCGGTATATGCGATACCGTACTTACTACCAGACAGTTGTCTTTCAATGTCCATTCGGCGTGTCTCTGCTTGTTCACGCCTAGCTTCGGTTTTAATAACATACGGAAGTTGAATTATTAGATCGAGTTTACCAGATCCACTTTGCTCATCTATTGAATCCAGAAGCGTCAACTTCCTAATGAGTCGTTTTAACGTGCCGTTGGGCTCATTCATAACGGAATATAGCGGATTCTCAATTATAGCTACCATACTTTTGGGTAGGGTAATTTCTTCGTGAGCCCCGGTTCTCTCGTTATAGAGTCTTACGCGCACATGTTTAGGATACCAGTTTATGATACGACCAGTTCTAAAACTATTTACATCAAAAGCCCCATAAAATGTTGGGTCTGCTGTTGTTTCCACTGGAACTACGGCCACAACCCCTTCGTCAAACATCGACAATATAATGTCTTGAACAAACGCTCGACTGGTTTGATCCGTATTTGCTTCTAACGTAAGACATTCATTTAGTCCAGAAGAAATAGTCTCAACAAATCTCTCATTTTGATCTAGCCGCACATGTCGAATAGTAACCGATGCTACATCCAAGGCGATACGACTATACACCGCACTAATAACTGATCGAGCATTTGTAGTGTATGCTTTTATTCGGTCGGGTCTAGATGACGACGAATAGCCTAGGCCTTGCTGGGTATAAACTTCCGTAGGGTCTCGGTTCTTAAAAGCATTCCATGCATGTTTAAGTCTTGTACCCATTGACTCCGCCACAACAGCACCTCCTTACTATTTTTTTCTTGGTTGGTTGGTACCATAGTACTTCTTACGAGAATTTAAAACACTAGTCACAAACACAGCATTTGACGCCACTTGGCCAGCTTTTTCGTTTTTAGTAACTGCCATAACAGCAACCCCTGCCAGAGTACCGAGTAGCGTACCACGAACAATAGACTTGCCAAGGGCCACTTTCTTACTGTCAATGTTCTTAATTGGCTTAGTTTTAATTTGCTTAGCAGCTATCAATGCCGCAGCTCGAGCATTAACATCTTTGAGGTCCTTAGTACTTTGATACAAAAATGATCGTCTAAGTTTGTCTTTGGTACTGGCTGATCGCATAGAAGCTCGGTTTGCCTGATTACTTAAATTAGGATGCTTAATACCATTCCTGATCGTGGTTTTGGCTTCTTTCCCCCAAGCTTTAGCTTGAGCTTTGCGTTTACCCCAATGCATACCAAGAACACCATAATGCATTAATTCATTTTGAACTTGATTCATTATTATTAGCCTCCTTACTACTTAATGTTCGAATATCTTTTTTGTGATGATCTAACACCCAGTGCATACCGAGAATGCCAAAGTGCTTTATTTCGTTTCCACTTCCCCGTACATAACCGTCCCGCCTATTCAAACTCATCTTTATTAGCTTTATATGCTACATAGGCATCCATTAATGCGGAAACACTATCAATCTTTTGCTCGTACCTCTTCTTCAATAGCTTCCGATTACCATTTGTATCCTCTAGAGTTATACTATTGCCCATAGCAAAACACATTAGCTCCTCATCAAATATAAGCATACGTTCTTCAGCTAAGATTTTAAGTTCACCTAGAGGAACCGACTCGGTCTTCGATCCCTGTATTACTTTTTCAATTCCGTATGGTCCATTCTCAGCTTCCCATCTGGCAACGAACTCTTTCGCATTATATGGGTCAAAACCAAAGCAACGAACATCATAACCCGAATCAATTATGTGTTTATCCACGTCATCATAGACTTCCATCATATCTAGAACTGTACCATCGAGGACGATAAGACTGCCTTCTTTTATAAACTGATCGTATTTGGTACGCATAGCTCCAGGTAATTTCATTAAGGTTAGGGATGTAATATAAGCGCGAGTTTTTACACCAAATGACCCAGTCTTAAGAGGGAACATAAACGTAAAGGCACAGAAGTCATCCCCTTGAGAGAAGTCGGCGCCCAGAGCACAAGGTAGAGACCAGAACGTACGTCGTCGATGAGGCAACGTATCTTCGTAGGTGAAGAAATACGTATACCCTTCCATCGGAATGCCGAATCTCTTAGCTAGAATATCATTCCTAGCCGCCGGTGCTTTCTCTGCTCTCTCCACGTCTAACTGATAGGTTTCATAGGAGACAGTCTTACCGAGATTGGGATTCGCCTTTAACCACATAGACGGATCGTTGACTTCTTCAATAGTATCCAATTTATAATACCAGATTGATACGTGGGGATTTATGTAGTCCCCCTTTAGAATGTCCATTAGTTCCATTTTGATTGTATCACCACTGCTGTTACGAACTGTCCCTTCTGAACTCATAGCAATAATTAGATAATCATCTAACTTGGACGCCCCTTGTTCAATCGCACCGACCACGTCCTCACGGATGTCACCAGAAAGCCATTCATCGACCGTCGAGATCTTAGGTCTAAGACCTTGCAGTTTGTCGATGCTCATTGGTCTTATTTCTAGGATTGACCCCGTAAGGAAGTTCTCAATTCCCTTTTTGGTTGAGGCTAACTTAACACGATTGGCTCTAGAGCCTGTGGTGTTTTGTAATGAGCCTTCGGTTAGGAATTCAAACAGTGGTCCTCGTGCACGAGTAATGGCGGTCCTGATCGGGGACATGACTTCGTCCGCTTGTTTCATCGTTGGACCGGTTGTGATTTGATGTGTGGTGGAGGTGTCGACATTTAAGAAGAAACTTTGAATGCTAGAACCATACATAGACTTAGCTGCGCCACGAGCAACGATAAGATACTGTTTACTTGTAAGACGTTTCTTAATCATCTTAAGTACATACTTACCACCATGATTGTCCTTACTGGGGACATATACACTTCGCTCAACATAGTAATACCAGCCGAATACTTGTTCGGCCCATAACTTAAAAGTGTCTAATAGTGATAGATCAGACCCATCGGTAAGTGTCAGTTCGTGATCGCAAAAATCGACGTACCCATCGACGGCTCTATCATCATAATATACTCCGGGGTTTGCGATGAGTTCGTCAATTCGGTTCATCTCCATAGAAATTTCTTTACATACGGGGATGTCGCCTCGCAATACAGCGTCACGAAAGATGGCATAATATTTTGGGGTTGCTGTATTTGACAAAGCCATGTTTATCCAACTCTCATTTTGATTTTACCCTACTTTTAGGGCCGCTTTAGCTACGGCTTTAGCGATAGCTTTAGCTAATGGCGACTGAACAGCCCGTTTAACAATCTTTTTGGTCAAACCAGCATTAGCAATTCTTCCAGCTACTGGTGTTTGTGTCAGAGCATATAGTCCCCCTATGGTCACTCCAGCAGCAGTTATGTCTTTAGCGATATTCATACCCCTCTTGTATGCGCTTGGATGTATGTCTCGTACCTGCTTTTCTAAATTAATCCGCCGGGTTAGTTTCATGATTTCATCATTTGTCATTTCACTAACTGGTTTATTATATAGGATTCGTCCTTCTTTATGATCCGGACTTTTCCTAGCCTCGGCAGCTTCTCTTGCGGCTTGCTTAGCTTCTTTACGTTTAGAGCCTACTCGATTAACGCTTGCGCCGGCACCAGTTCGACCCCAATGCATACCCAAAACTCCATAATGACTAAGTGCGTTTTGGTTGCCCATCAACTATTCCCTCCTTATTAAAATACCGTTTTAGACAGTAATAGCTTTTTCAGCTTGAACGTTGAGTCGCCATTCTAGCTCTTTTATTTGGCGCTCCATTGCATCCACTACGAAGCCGCTTGATGGCGGGTCAAATACTAGTTTTACTTTTAAGAATATGAAGGTCTTGGCCGCTATAAGATCTAACCTATCGAGAAGAAGGTCACTCCATGTTTCCGTCGAATCAGTTATCATAAACCCAGTTGATGGGCCAACGCCTAATTGATTTAAAGATAACATTACCGAGTTGATGTGCATGGTAACATCGGAATCGAAATGGGTATACTCTTCTTCAATACCCAGCATTTTTTTAACGGATGTGAGAATGCTATCCATGTTCAACCCTCCTATTCAACCGGTGTTGGTACGACGTACTCACTAATACTATACCCTTCGATTCCAGAGCTAGTACAAATACGAGTCCAATCATCCTGGACACCCTCTACAACAACCACATCCCCCGGTTTTAAGATGGCTACCACTCGACTTAGAATATTCGCAGATTCCCTGACATTTAAATGACTAGGACATACAACTGTGGCTGCGTTGGTCGGAACTTGGGCGGATAAAGGTCCTTCCTCCTTGGTAGGCGAGGACTCTATCATTGGTTCTCGGATTATCTCTTCTACGGGAACTTTGGTTTTCTCGGTAAGAGGTTCTCGGATTATCTTGTTATAGTTCATTATTGATTTTCTCCTCCTGAATATTCGTTATTTCCATGGGCAAGTATCGTTGCGAGTTCGTTCAATTGGTAGTTTTGGAAGTAGGGATACATCACCGTAATGAATTGCGTTGTGGGTACTATGGGTTGTGATAATTAAGTTCTCAGGATCATAAACTATATCGCGATCTTCCTCTACATCCTCGAGTGTTACGGGATTAATATGATGTACTAATATTCGGCCAAAGATTTCATAGTCATCCATACCTAAATCACACCCATTATCCCTGATTATAATGCCATCTCGAGTTCTCCGCCATCGTCTGGAAGTATATAGCATCTGGTTCAAATATCGATCGTACCCAAATGTACTTCTACCAACCGTGCCGCCAAGTTTCAAATATTCAAACCGATCTAGAAAGGACCTTAATCGTTGTAACTCCCGATAGGTTTTCATTTCGATTTAGAATTCAATAAATTCTCCATCTCGAGAGAACCCATGCTGACCTTTTTAGTTGACACGTGAAATATAGTTCCGGCAATAACTGTTAAGCCGATGAGTATTTTTTTGGTGAGTGTCATCTTAAACATTCTTCCTTTCAAGCATACGTATAATTTGGGTATTAGACAGTTTAGTTCCAGGATGTTTCTTACGATAAGCTGTTGCCTTTTTAATGTCCGAACTCTTCTTATAAGCGCCTGATGCAGTGCCTACGCCTAGAATTCCAGCCGTCAATTTGGCCCCAACTGTAGCTAGTTCTTGTGTTGCTATCGCTGCTTGACCTATATTATTGGCTTTAGCTACTTCAGCTTCCGCAAGTTTTCGGACACTAACAACTTCAATTTTACCAGCCGCGTTAAATGCGATTATTGGATTTATCGCCTTGTACCCTGAATATTTTGAGTCGTTAATATCCTTGATCGCATTGTACCCTTTTGACGATAACTTCTTATAATAGGCGTCAGTTAACTTTTGCATTTGCGGAGAATGATCTACTAATGAGGCATTAAATACTTCATAGACATTCTTATCAACTTTGCCAGCCTTTAAAGCCTCTGCTGCTTTAACTGTTTTGGGTCCATAAACTCCACCCCAGACTTTAATGTTCTTAGGAGTCATGTATTCTTTTAAACCCGCTGCAAATTCAGCATCTGTTTTAACCATTTCGGAAAGTGTTGCGGTTGCATTTTTATGAGACGCCTGTTTAATGTCGGACAATATCTTTATGTCCTTTTTAAATGCATCCCCGCCCATGTTTCTTTTTAAATGACCAGCAAACAACCCTTGATACTTTATCTTATCCAATCCGTTATTAGCCGCATAAAATGCATCGTTAACTCCTTTTGTTGAATCAGCGGACATATGTTGTATGAGAGATCCCGATTTTATGATTTTATCGACTCTAAAATTGTGTTCTTTATACGCAATAAACCCAGCCCCACCGACTAATGCCAGGGTGCCTAATGTTGATAATACTTTCTTAGTTTGTAAATGCTGATATGCAGCGACGGCCGCTTCATCAGAGTTCATCCCCTTTTTCTTATAGTCGGATTCCATCTTAATCTGGGCATCCGATTTCTTAGTACCCTTAAGCTTATCTAATATTTTCGCTGATGATAGATCGTCGCCACTGTACTTGAGTTCAAGTTGAGCATT